GAAATACCCATCGACGTAGCAGACCGACGAGGCGCCGGGGAAATCCGGATCGGTGATCTGGTGCAGCGGATCGCCGGGCAGATGGGTGCAGGTATAGGCGCGGGGTGCGACGCAGACGACGCAGGCGGTGGGTCCGGCGGCGATGGTAACAAACGAGTTCCATGGGCTGGTGCCAGCGTCCGCGGTGCCGACATCGGCGAGCATTTCCACGGTGGGCACGCCGGTGGGCGAGAACCGCATGCGGTAGAACTTGGTGCCGCTGGCGATGTAGATCACGCCGGGCACTTCGTCGTTCATGGCCAGGATCGGGCCGGTGCCGATGGCGCCCGCGCCCCCGGCGGCGGCGTCCCAAGCCTGGAGCGTTGGCGTCGAGACCAAGGCTGCGGCGGTGCGGGCATCGGCGGGCTGCTGCTCGGCCATGAGGTTCACGAGCCGCTTGGCCGACAGCGGCCTTGACGGATGTTCGTAGCTCTCCAGCGGGAACGGAATGCGCCGCATCCCGACCTTGGGGGATAGCGCCGTCCGCAGTGCGGTGAGGGCGTCGGACACTAGGGCGTGCCCTCCAGCGCCGCGATGCGGGCGGTGAGCGCGGTGATGAGGTTGTTCAGTTCCTTGATCGCGTTGACGCTGATGGCGGCGATGGTGCTTTCGGAGATCGCCAGCGTCGGGTCGCCGGTATCGAGGCCGCCGGTGCCATCCTTCAGCGGAATGCCCGCCTGCCACACGGCCTCGGGGACGATCGGCTGCACGTCCTGGGCGACGAAGCCGATTTCGTCCTGTGCCCCGGTGGTGGGATCGGCGCGGGTGAAGGCGACCGGCTGGAGTTGCAGGATCTCGGTGAGGCCCTTGGTGGACGGCATGATGTTCGTCTTGGTGCGCCGGTCGGACGTGTTGAGGTAGGGTCCGACGCCACCCACGGCCGCGACGGAATTGAAGCACAGGCCGTCCGATGCGCGCATGTTCCACATCGGGGTGCCGTTGCTGACCCAGTTCATCTGGCCGCTGGATTGGTTCCACTCCCAGTAATATGCCGCGCCGAAGAAGAATTTCCGGCCCAGCCCGCCGGGAGCGAAGCCGAACGCATTCGGCACGTTCCAGACGGCGGTGCTGCCGGTGATATTGCCGGGGACGGAAATCGACGAGGACGCGCCGACGCCGCTGATATCGCCGGTGACGGCCAGGGTGCCGCCGACCGAGGCGTTGCTCTTGACGCTCAGCGCGCCACCGCCGTCGAGCGTCATGCAGGTGCCGTTCGGCGAGTTCCAACCCCATGTGCCGTTTGAGGATGTCCACACCTGGAACCAGTTGGCGCGATGCTGCTCGACGTGATCGCCGCTGCCGGCCGAGACGTAGTGGATCCATTCGTAGCCGTTGGCCGACGACATACTGAGGGTGTTGGTGTAGAGGTTGCTGCCAACGGTCATGTTGCCGGTGGTGCCGAGATTGCCGCTGATCGTGCCCCCGGAGATCGGCAGCACCGAAGTCCAGCCCGAACTGCCGCGGCCGTAGATTGTCCCGGTGAGTGGCGCTTCGGGCACCACCGGGGACCAGGTGGCATTGAGGCGGGCATAGGACAGCCCGTTTGAGGGCGCGTCGGCCAGCACCGGGGTCCATGCGGCATTCATTCTGCCATACGGCGTATTGTTCGAGGGCGCCTCGGGCAGCGTGGTGGTGGCGCAGTAGGTTTTGACCGCGAGCGCCGAGAACCGTCCGGTGGCGGTGTTCTTGTCGATGACAAAGCTGCTGGCATCGGTGACGGTGCCCAGGTCGGGCAGGTCGATGACGCGGATATTGCTGCCGGACATTATGACGTCTCCAGTTTATGAACGCCGTCGTCGGTGATGATCGGGTGCAGGTCGTCAGTGGTCAGGCCAACATGCGCGGGCGGGCCGGGCGGTATCGGATCGATCGGCGGGATGGGTTCGATCGCGGAGAGCGGCGTGCCGGTAAAGAACGGCCGCAGGAACGAAGCGATGCCCTGGGCCAGCACCGAGGACTTGGCGCCATCGGCCCACAGCAGCAGGATTGCCCAGCCGCAGCGCAGCGGGAAGCCCGAGAACGTGCCGGTGGGGATGTGGAAATCCCACGAGCCGATGGCGCTGCCGGGCGTGCCTGCGATGGATTGCAGCATCAGGCCGGGCACAAATGGGCGCTGGTAGTCGCCCCAGGTGTAGCCGTAGTCGGCGTCGTCCCACATCACCAGTTGCATCGCCGGGCCGTTGGCGTCGGTGGTCAGGATGATCGCCTGCGCCGAAGGGTGGTCGCTCTCGACGACGATGACGGTCAATAGCAGGCTATCGGCGGAGGACAGCACGAGGTCGCTGCGCGGGACGTGGACCGGCGAGGTGCGGCGATAGGGCAGGGTGATGGAGTGCTGCATGCCGTGCCTCTATGGTGTGGCCGTCATGGGCGGGTAGGCGGCGCGGGGCAAGCCATGCGGGTTTCGACCAGATCGCGCAGGTGCGCCAGTTCGCGTTCGTGGATGTCGAAGCGGAGCATGATCGTGCGGCCAGGTTCCAGCGCCGCCTTGGTCTTTTCGTAATCGACGCGGAGGTCGTCGTAGTCGTGCGTGAGCAGCACGAGGGCGTGGCTGTTCTGCCACGCCAGCGTGACCAGGGCGCCGAGCAGGAGAGGAACCAGCGCCGCCGCGGCTTTGAATGCCCAGTCCATGAGGCTGCGCCGGTTCGCTCATTGTGCCCTACGACTTCGGGCTGGGCGAGGTGCCCATAGGGAAGAAGCCCCATCCGAACTCTTCACTATAACCCCAGCCACCCCCGTCAGGCGGCGGCTTGTTGCCTTCCGGCGGTGCCGGCGGCAGCACGATCGGATGGCTTGGATGCCCCGGCGACGGCCAGATTTGCACCGGAGGCCCGCCCGGCTCGACCGGCGGCAGGGTGATGGGATGGGTGGGCGTTCCCGGAGGTATCGGGAACCCAGCGTCCACGAAAGGCGGGGCCACGCCGCCCCAGGTGCCCAGCGGCGGCTCAGGCGGCAGCACGATGGGGTGGCTGGGAACCCCTGGAGCGATGGCGCCCGGCGGAATGACTATCGGGTGGCTAGGGTGTGCCGGGGGCGGAATGACAATCGGGTGCGTGGGCACCCCTGGCGCAATGGCCCCAGGCGGAATGACAATCGGGTGGGTTGGGACCGGCGGCGGAAGATAGATCGGGTGGCTCGGCACCCCTGGCCCTATCGCGTCGGGCGGAATGACTATGGGATGCGTCGGCGTGCCCGGTTGCGGTGGCACCCAAGGATGCGTAGGCACTCCCGGCTGTGGTGGCACCCAAGGATGGGTCGGAACCCCTGGAGCACCGTCTCCCATCGGAATGATGTATGCGAGAAATCCTGGCATTGTTCAGGCTCCTAGTGGTGATTTGCCGAGCGCGCGGGTGCGCGCCAGGACGAGGGCGATTATGCCGCCGCCCAGGATGAACAGGGATGACGGTTCGGGTGTTTCGACGGCGGCCAACGCGGTTTGGCCGCGATTGAGCAGCGTGCCGCCAGCGGTGAGCGTTATCAGGGCCGTTTCGGACATCGAGAACGGCGCGGTGGCGCTGAACGGCACGGAGGCGCTATGGCTGAGGCTATCCGCGATCAGGAACGCGGTGCTGACGGCGGTATCGAGCAACACGCCGGGGTTGTCGCCCGCGAAGTCGGCGCCCTGGCCGTTCGCGGTGTCGGCATACCAACTCATGGCAATCGATGAGCCGACAGCATTTTCCCATGTGCCGCTCGCCGAGAGCGTTGCCTGCGTCACGGGCGCGGCGAAGCTGGTGTCCGAGACGGTGATGAGCGCCTGAACGGTCGCGGCATTCGTGTTGATGACGCTCAGTGACGACGTGTTCAGGATATCGAGCGGGCCGGGGTTGCCTGGGGTGCCGAAGGACGACTGGATGCTGCCGTCCACCACCACGCCCGCGAGGGTCTGATTGGACAGGCGCAGCGTGCCGACCGCCCCGTCGCTGTCGCAGGCAGTGTTGTCGACGCACAGGAACGACGAGCCGTTGACGGTGCCCGCGATCTGCAACGCGGCGCGAACCGGGTGCGGCGAGAGCGCGATAGCGGCGCTGATCGCTGCGCTGGCGATCATGCCGACGACAACAGACGGTCGCATGGCGTGGGTTCCTTTCATGGTCATGCCGCCTTCTTTCCCGGCGGCGCGGGCAGGGGCATCCAATGAGTGACGGACATGGGCCATCCCGCTTCGCCGCCCGCCTGCACAACCTCGTAATGCTCAACCCAGATCGAGCCGCGCTCGCCGCTGATCGGACGCCCGAACACCAGAACTTCCGTGCCGTCCTTCGGGGCCGTTTCGATTAGCCGCCACGCAGCAGCATCCGCAGCGGCGAGAGCGGCGCGGATACCATCATTTAGGTAGCCTCCCCCTTTCATCGCAGCCGCGATGAATGGCCGGGCAGCCGCCACGCGCTTAATGGATATCAACGTTTCCGGATGCGCGCTCACGGCACCAGCCTCGGAATGCCGATGAAGCGGCCGCCCAGCAGCATGTCGATCAGTATGAGCAACAATATCAGCCCGACCACGGCCTGGGCGACGGCGCCGAAAGGCGGCTCCAGCGGCAAGAGCCTGATGATGTAGAAAATGACGCTGAAGACGATCAGCAAAATCAAGATGTAGATGAGGAGGGAGAGCATGTCATGTCTCCATGGTCAGAGGTCCGCGCTGGCAGTGAAAGTGCCTTCGGCGCGATACGAACCTGCACCAGTCACCGAACCGATAAGCTTGATCGCCTGAGTGCCATAGTTTCCAACGAAAGAACCGCCGCTGGCATTGGTATATCCCATGCCTGCTGTTGTGCAGGTCGGTGATGCACGCATCGGTGTGCTAAGCGGAATTACGACCTCAATACCTATGGCTGCTCCTGAATAGCCGTAGGTAACGAAAGGCCCGGTCTGATAAAACCGCTGGCACTGTTGCAGCTGGGTAACCGGATCGAGCTTTTCGAGCGGCGTGGCCTGACTGCCGACCTCAAGCTGCACGCCCCAGAACACGAAGGTCGCGCTCTGCACACCGATGCCGCCCGCGCTGGTGTTGTTGTTCGCGCCGGATGACAGCCATAGCATCAGCCGTGTGTAATGATTGCCGTTCGTGCCGAGTGTCTTGCCCGCAACGGACGGCAGCGCGAGGGTGACGCTATAGCGTGTCGCCGTCGTGCTGAGCGTAACCGCTGTCGCATTGACCGTCACGTTCGCGGAGGGCGATCCGCCAGTGCCGAACGACTGGATTATGCCGACGCCGACCTTGGGCGTTCCCGCTGTGGCATAGGCCCAGAACGACGCGGTCACTGTTTTGCCCGCCAGTCGCCGCACGCCTTCTATCGGTTGCGACACGGCGGTCAATGCGGCGGCGCCGGCATTTCCGGTAACGCCGACGATCAATGCCTGTTCGGCGGCTTCGTCTCCGATCTGCGAGCGTTGGGTATCGCTGAACGGTCCTTGCGTGACGTTCGACGTATCGAGCGCAATGTCTACCCACCAGCGGTCCAGCGTGTAGTTGCTGGCACTGAACGGCCCCGTGCCACGTTGCGCTATCGTAAACATCGAGTTGTGCAGGGTATTGCGCCCGACATCGTGCAGCGCGGTGGCGGTGGCGGCGGCGACGAACGCGGTGGTGGCGAGGCTGGTATCGGCATCGCCCGCTGGCGGCGTCGGCGCCTGCGGATCACCGGTGAAGACCGGGCTGGCGAGCGGCGCGTAGGCGGTGGCGATGGTGCTGCCATTTGCCCATTTCGCGCCATCGTATACCCAGATCACGCCGTTGGGGCCGGTGTAGGTCTGGTTGAGGGCGGGGGTGTTGGGAAAATCGAGCGGGGGCATGATCAGAGGTCCGCGCTGGCGGTGAAGGTGCACTGCTGAATAACCAAGCCCGCTGCCACCGATTGACACCCGACCATCAGTTGCGATCCAGACAGGATCGTAAGAGATGGTCCTTGCGCGTTAGTCGGCGCAGCCCAGGAGGGAACCAAAGTGACGGTGGTGCTACGCAAAGCAACCGGAAGCCCGACCATCGTGGAGATAAAACCACCAGCGGCATAGACTGAACCTTGCACCTGAGCGATATGAGATTGATAAAACCGCTGGCAGTTGGCGAGATCATAACGCGGATCGGGCTTTTCGAGCGGCGTGGCCTGGGTGCCGATCTCGCACTGGACGCCCCAGAGGAATACCGTGCCGGATTGCACGCCAACGCTACCGGATCGTGTGGCGTTCGTGGCACCGGACGAGAACCAGAAGTTAAGGCCCGAGCAATCGCTGGCACTGCTTGACAGCGTCTTGCCCGAAGCACTCGGCACCGCAAAGGTGAGGCTATAGCGCGTCCATGTCGTGCTAAGCGTGATTGATTGGCCGGTTCCGTTGACCTGCGCCGAACCGCCGCCGCCGGGGGTGCCGAAGTATTGGTCGATAGAGACGCCCAGCTTCGGGGTGCCGCTCGCGCAGCTTGCCCAAAACGAGACGGTAACGGTCTTCCCGGCCAGCCTGCGGACGCCCTCGACCCACTCGGTAATCGTATTATAGGCCCCGGCCGCAGCATTGCCGGTGAACGCGTTTCGCAGGCAATATGTGGCGGCTTCATCGCCTAACTGCGTCCGATCAGTATCGGTCAAGCCTAGCTGCGAGATGCTTGCGGTATCGCTGGCCAAAGATAGCACCCAGCGGTCCAGCGTGTAGTTGGTATTCGCGGTCCATGGCCCCTGTCCACGTTGCGCTATCGCAAAGAGACTGTTGTGCAGCACATTGCGCCCGACATTTGATAACGCTCCAGCAACGTCGGCCTTCGTCGCCGCATTGGCCAAACCCGGAATATTCGATGCGACGACCCATTGCGTGCTGTTGCCGTCGTTGAACCCGACGTACAACTGTCCGCCCGTGCTATCCCACCAGAGCGAGCCGTTGGTGACGGCGGGCGGCGTGGCGGCGATAACTGCCCCGCCTGGAGGGCTGCCGCTGACGGCGGCGTCGGTCCATTTCGCGCCATCCCATGACCAGGTGACGCCATTCGGCCCCGGAAAGGTCTGGTTGAGCGTTGGGGATGCGGGGAAGTCGAGGGCCACGATCTGAACTCCCGCTAGCGCGGCGTGCTGGATGCGACGATCCAGGCGAGCGAGTTGCCGTCATTGTATCCGATGTAGAGTTGCCCTCCGGTGCTGTCCCACCACAGCGCGCCATGAACGACGGCGGGGGCGGTGGCGGCAATGACCAGCTTGGCATCGATTGCGGCCGTAACCTGTGCCGCGGTCTGATAACCGGCCGGGTTGGATGCCGCATAGCGCGATGTATCGGTCGGGTGGACGTGATCTGCTTTTGCCCATGTATTGACGCTGCCGATGGCAGCCGTGCCATCCATGACCGGCGTCGTGGACGAGGGCGGCAGCACCGTCACCACATCGGCGTTGGTGAGCGTGATCGCGCCTGTGCGGGTATTGAACGAGATCACGCCGCCCGCCGGAATAGCTGAGATCGCCGCCTGCATCTGTTGCAAGGAAACCGCTTGCAGGTTGGCCGTGGCATTGGCCGCCAGCGTCAGGGCGCCCAGCATGGTGCCCCCGGTCAATGGCAGAACGCCTGACCAGCCCAAGATCGTGCCGCCTCGGCCGTAGATCGTGCCGTCATTCGGCGCATCTGGGATCGAACTGCCGCCTGCCTTGCTTGAGGCTGCCACCCATTGCGGCGGGCCGTTGCCGTCATCGTAGCGGACGTAAAGCTGGCCGCCGGTGCTGTCCCACCACAGCGCGCCGGGATCGGCGATCGGCGGCGTCGGCAGGACGACCGCCCCGCCCGCGCCGTCCTCGCCATCCGCGCCCGGCGGTCCTTGCGGCCCTGTCGGGCCGACCGGCCCCGGCTGCCCGCGCCAGTTCTCGCCGTTGGGATCGGGCGGCACATCCGGCGGCTGCGGGGTGCCGGCGAAATCGAGGTCATCGTCCGGCGTATGGGCGGGAGGCGTCGCGGTGGATGGCGGCAGCGGTGGCGGCTCGACCGGGGGCGTGCCCCCGCCGAAGTTCAGCCCGTCATCGAAGCCGCCGGGCATTTAAAAGTACTCCACCCGGACACGCTCGCCTGAGCTGTCCAGTTGCACGATCTGCGCCAGTTGGCGGGTTGCGAGGGCTTCGGCACCAGGATCGGCGGGCTGCTCATACAGCCGCGCGAGGCGGTTGGCCGCGAGCAGTTCATACGGCATTTCGGCAGCGGCGGGCAGATCCCATACCGTCCAGCGCGCCAGCCCGCGGGCCACCAGGGAATCATGCACGGACATCACCATTTCCTCGGCGTCTTCCGGCGCCCGGAAGATCTGGCTGGCCCGCTTCACCCGCGCCTCGAACACGGCGAGCATCTTGGGATCGGCCTGTTGCCCGAAGGACGCGGCGAGGGACATGGCGACCAACCTTGTGTATTCCTCGGCGACCGCAGTCGGCACGCCCTGGTTGTCCCACGGGATGACGCCTTGGGAGATCAGCGACGCCTGGACCTCGGACACCTTAGCCAGCGCCAGGTTATAGGCCCGGCTGGTGCGCGCCACCGCCGCAATGCGGGCCTCCATGACCGTCGCCGCCTGTAGGTCGGCGGTCTTGCCGAAAGCGGGCGCCAGATGCTGCGCGGTCAGCGCCGCATATTCCTCGGACACCGCGTTGGTGATCGCCGTTGCCGTCCAGTCGGCGTGTCCCTGCGCCACCTGGTTGGCATGCACCGCCGCCACCGCATCGCGCGCCAGCGTCATATCGGAGGCGAGCGGCGTTTCGTCGGACGCGATGACCCCGAGCTTGACCAGGGCGAGCGTGGCGATGGCGTCAGTCGTGACCGTCACCGCTTGCGAGAGCGGCGGCTTGTTGACGGCGATCACGCCGAGCTGGATCAGCGCGTTGGTCGCGATATCGCCCGGCGCAATCCGCGTATTGAGCGCCGGGCGGTCGGCCACCGGTACGATGGCGACGCCCAGCCGCCGAAGCACGCGCTCGGCAAGCTGGGCGACGGTGGCACCCATTACGGCGAGACGATCTGCGCGAGAGCCTCCGCACGCACCTCGGCGGGCGTCTGTCCGGTCGCGGGCGGTTCAAACCACGGCACCGGGCGGTGCAGTTTTGGCGCGGTGTGCGGGCCTTTGACGGTGCCGCCGACGGTATCGTGGGACAGGCCGATAATCCGCGGCAGGGCGGCGTTGCGGATGGCGGTGTTCTCCTCGATGGACCCGGCGGCGCCACCGCGTGCGCCCAGCGCGGCATCGGAGGCTGGATCGAGGATCACCTGGGCGCCGATGCTGTCGTTGGCGCGGGCGGCCTTGGTTTCGGCGCTCTCAGCGACTGGCGCGGCGGCGCGTGCTCCCTGCCTGTCCTTTGCCGCCTGCGCCTTCTGGGCCGCCGTCGCCTCCTCGGCCGCATGTGCCCGTGCCTTGTCGTCGTCGTGGTCCGGCTTGTGATTCGAAGCCATGTCGTTATCTCCTTGTGCGGGTCGCGCCGGCCGGGTCCGTGATGGTCACGGCGTTCGAGGGCGGCGCGGCCGTCGATCCAACGGCGTTGGTGGCGGTTACGATGCACGTTGCCGTCTTGCCGACATCGGCGGCCTGGACCGTGTAGTCGGCGGCAGTGCCGGCGGCCGCCCCGTCGATCGTCCAGGCGTAGGCGTAGCCGGTCGGCGTTTGCTGCCAGTTGCCCATGGTGCAGTTGAGCGTGGCGCCGGATTGCGACGCATGCGGCACGTCCACGTTCACCGGCGCAGACGTGGGCGGGGCGCCCGGTATGTCGCTGAGATCGGTAATGATCCCCGCCGCCAGGCTGGACATGCGCGTGGCCCGGCCCTTGACCGGCCCGTCAGCGGATCTCACCGCGCCTGCCGGATCGGGCGCGGTCGGCGGGCCGGACGGTGCGGCGGGATCGTAGCCGAGGGCGATCAGGTGCGCGTCCCGGGCCATGGTGTTCTCTTCGATCGATGAGCCCGCGCCGCCGCGCGCCCCGATCGAGCCGGCGCCGTTGAAGTCAAGGATCACCTGGGCGCCAACGGATAGCGCCGCCATTTGGTCCAGTTCCTCCGGCGTTCGCCCGGTGACGAGGACGGCCGGAGCGGTTTCGGGAGACGCCCTTGGTTGGGTTGCCATTCAGGATACTCCGTTGGTTAGAGGAGGCGCCCCAGTCGCCGGGCGAAGTCGATGGGATCGGTGGCACGTTTGCGATTGTTGCAAGGTCCGCATGCCAACTGGATGTTAGAAATCCGGTTTGACCCGCCCTTGCTCAACGGTTGGATATGATCGGCGTGGTAGCCCTTGGCCAACGACACGCGGCAATAGGCGCATTTGCCGTTCTGAGCCTTGTGCAGCGCCTTCAATTCGGCTGCGGTGTGGCTGCCTTCTGCGGCGTAGAGTTTGGCGCGGTAGTTCCGGCTTCGTGTCCGCTGGCCGTCTGGATTAGCGGCATTCCACTCGGCTACCCGAGCGACGATCTTTTCCTTGTTGGTTTCGTGGTATTTCTTGCGGTTCTCAAGAACCCGGTCGGGATTTTGTTGTTGCCAATCCTTCGTGCGGCTTTTGATGGTTTCGGCGTTCGCCATGTAATAGGCTTGCCGCGCCGCCTTTCCTTTGTCTGAGCCGATATATCTGGCGACGCTGGCCTTATATGCCTCGGGGCTTCGCAGGCGGGCCGTGCGCTCCGCCGCGTTTACCTTGTCCCGGTTTGCGGCCTTCCATGCCATCCGAACGAGATAGGCGCATGCGGCGCACATGCAGTCAGCAACTCTACGCTCGCTTAGATGCCCTCGCTTGCAGGGCTTGGCGGTGAAGTATCGGCTCAGTCCCTGCGCCTGCGCTTTAGCGCGCGTGACAATCGGCCCATCGTAGGGCACGTATTCAATAGCCATATTCGGGCACTCATCCTGCTCGGTGTGGTCAGAGGGCCAGAGGTGTTCGAACCACCACTGGCCTTCGCCTTTTACCACATCCAGATGAGTGTGATACAGCATCATTATTGGTTACGATCAGGCATCGGCGACCGCTGTTGTAAATACGGAGACCACACCGGCATCTACTGGTTTCGTCGTATCTACCGTGGGATCTGTACCAAACCTGAGCTTCCCGATTCCTCTCATCTCTTGTATTCCCACGCCGTGCATGTACCCGTAATCCCTTGTATTCGTTGTGCTTTTTGTCCGCTGCGCCCAGGCAACGCCCAGCGCCTGCGCGCCGCACAGTGCCGACATGGCCACATCCGTCGTGCCGCCCGCGCCTGCGTTGGGGATCACCGGCATCTCGGGGACTTCGCGGATGATGACGCCGTTGTAGATAAGGTCACCGGCGGTGAACAACGGATTGTCCCGCCCGCGATCCCAGGCATACTGCAACGAATTGATGATCACCGTGTCCTGCATCAGGTCGCGGAACGGCAGCGACGGCATGAACATCACGAACCATTCCTCGTCATCGTTGACGCTGATCGGCCGGATGCGCGGGTTGGCGGTACGGGCGATACGCTTGGCGAGGGTGACGATGGCGGCGCTCATCTTGTCGGTGGGCGCGTCGAGCGTGGTCAGCGCGGTGGCCATGACGTTGGACACGGCGTTGGATTTGGACACGCCGAACAGCACCCGGTCGGCGTTGTTGGTCAGCCAGGTATTGCGCTGGGCGGCGGATGCGGTGCTGTAGGGGATCTGGACCGAGCCGTCCGCCGTCATCGCCTCCAGGCTCGTGATGATATCGGCGCGGATTTTCTCCAGCGACCAGTTCTGGAGCGCATCGCGGGCGGCGTCACGCAGTGCGATGACCGATTTCTGCTCGTCCCAGTCGCTGACCGCAACAGCGTGGCGAATGGCGGCGACGACCAGGTTCAGCGAGCGCGCGTTGAGGACTTCTTCGTTGCCCTCGAGCACGGCGTTGCCGGTGACGCCTGCGCCGACGAGCCGCCGCACAGTCGGGAAGACCACGGTATCGCCGGCCTTGCGGGTCAAATCTTCCCTGACCTGGATCATTGACCCCATGGTCGTGCCCATGTAGCGGGCGAACTGGTTTTTCCTTACATATTCAGTGAAGTAGTCGGAGTCCCAGATGAGCGGAGTCAGTCCCGCTCTTGCGGGAGTGAGGTTCATGTCTGCCAATGGAATGGTCCTCGGGCGAGGGTCGCGGGGAACGTGCCGATCGCAAGCAGCGACGGCGTGCGAGTGCCCCCGGCGGCGGGGCGCTACAGCCCGAAAGGACGCCCGATTTCCCGGCGGCGGATGGACCCGGCGGCGGCCCCTTTAGTGCCCGACGTACGCCCTGTTAAACCCGGCGGCGGTTTCCATTGGCAGACGGTTTAACGCCCGGTGGTCGTGTCCCCGGCGGCGGGACGGTCTGCTCATGGACGAGACGTATGATATCTTTCGCATCATTTAGGGCCGATGTCATGCATATTTCGCGGTGTGACACGGTTTCCGGCCAATGCCGCGCGGTGCGCCCGGCGTAGAGGATGGCAGCGGTGAGGATCAGGGTGACGTCGCTCACCGGCGTTTCGGCTCCCGGCGGAAGATGTCATCGAGCGGCGGCGGCCCGCTGAACCCGTTGGTGGAGCGCGGAGCCGCCGACCGCGTGGTGGCGAGCGACGGCGGCAGTCCGGCGGCGGGCGATATCGGCGCTTCGGCGGTGCGCTGCTGCTCAGCCTCCCACTCGGCGCGCAGGCGGGCCTTGTAACCCTCCGGATCGTCGCCGACCTCGCGCTGGAGGCGGAGCCTCTGCACTTCCTTCATGAGCCAGCCATACGGGTGCATTTGCTGGTGCAGCTTCTGGAATAGCGCCGGGTCTTTCTGGGCCATTTCCTTGAACTCGTTCACGGCGGCATCGAAGACTTCCGGCGGGTGTTTTTCCTTCTCCATCAGCTCGGAAATGTTCAGCCGGTCGTTAAGCAGCACCTCCTGGAGGCGGTTGTGGTAGCCGACCGGATCGCGGGCGGGATCGAGCACCACGGGCGGCTGATAGGCTGGCGGCGGCGGTGGCGGGGCGGCCTGTTGCTTCTGGAACGCCTCGATCTGCTCGCGGAGCATTTTGGCCTGGGTCTGGGCCTCGACGGTCTTCGCCTTCCAGTCGGTGCGCGCCTTGTGGAAGGTGGAGGCTGGGATCATGCCCTCGTGGCCGACCTCCTCGTCCGGCTCGGGTTCCGGCTCCGGCGCCTTAGCGGGTTCGGCCTTGGCCTCCGGTTTGGCTGGCTCGGCCTTGGCGGCCGGCGGTGTCGGTGTCGGCGGCGCTGGCGGTGTCGGTGCGGGCGCGGGGGCTGACGGGTCCGGCGGCTGCGTTCCGGATGAAAGGAAGCTGTCGAGTTCGCTCATTGCTCCTGTCCTTTACTCATCAGACCAGCCCTCCGCCCTCGCGGCCGTGGTAGTTGGCCTGGTCGGCGTCGATCGCCGCCTGAAGCTGCTGGGCGGGCTGCATTCCCGCCGGGGGCGCGAGCATGCCGGGCGGCTGCCCCGGAACACCCGGCACGCCAGGAGCAGGGAACCCGGCGGCCTGCATGTGCTGATGGAACGCCGCCATGATCTGCTGCATGTCATTGTCGCCGGCCGGCATGGCCAGGTCCACACCGCCCGTCCCGGATTGCACGCCGCTGCCGCCCCAGGTCGGTTGCGCGAACTGCGGCCCGCCCGTGCCGGATTGCGGAGTGTCGGTCATCAGTTGGTTGCGAACCAGAAAGCCGCTCATCTCGCGCCTCGTGTGTTGCGATAGGTCGCGGTATCGCGCTCCATGTAGCCGTGCATGGCGTTATAGCG